ACGGCGTAGTCGTGCGTCCCGACGTCGACGCCGCCGCCAAGCTGCAGGGTGGCATTCGGCGCGCCGGTCGGTGCCGCGCCCGGCCCCACGAGCGATCCGCCGCCCCCGACGACCAACCCGCCATACGTGACACGCTGCTGCCCGCTGAGCACCGTGCCGCCCGCCGGCAGGTACCACGCCGCGGTGTCGACCGGCAACAACGTGGCGCCGGGCGCGATCTGGTCGAGTGCGGTGGACCCGCCGAAGTTCCCGAGACAGCGCGTAATCACCTGGGACAGGTCGCGCGTGTACGACAAGTCGGCCATCGACTCGTGCACCGCGTTCACATTCGACGGCGGCGTGAGCTGCGAGTTCTCATAGAACAGCGTGACGACCTTGGAATAGTCGCAGAGGTAATCGCCGCCGACGCGCTTGACGAGTTGCGACAGCGCGTTCGAGAGCGCCTGTTCGGTGAACGTGATCTCGTCGAGGATCTCGGCCCCAATGTCGGGATCGACCCAGAGCGTGTAGCCGGGCGCGAACGTCAACAGACTGGCCGCGATGGCCGCGACGCTCGCGTTCTTGTAGTCGCCCGACACCTTGCGCCGGTCGAGGCCCCACGTGTAGTCGATGCCGTTGACATCGTAGAGCATGTTCTCGAGCACCGGCCTGTCGCCGACGTAGCGGTGCCGGGTACTCAGGACGGTGCCGCCAAACACGCGCTTCGTGTTGTTGATCGACCCGAGCGTGATCACGATGTCCTGGCCTTCGACGGGCACCCAGCCGCGCGCCGTGAAATTGAGCGTCGTCGGCGTCGCGTTCATGGTGTCGGACAGGGTCAGCGACTCGGCGAGGATGCCGCTGTCCGTCCCGACGCGGCCCCAGCCGCGCTGGATGCCGCCGACGCTGATAAACGATCGCGCGCCGACATAGTTCGAGCGCGTGGCGCCCGAGCGCGCGACATTCAACAGGGCGTAGAGCGGGACCTGGACGCCCTTCAGCACCGGATACCCGGAGCGCGTAGCGCCCGAGCGCGCGAGCCCCGAGACCGAATAGGTCAGGATCATCCGCCGTAGGGCAACCGCGCGCCCTGGCCTTTCATCAGGCTGATCTGCGCGTCGGCGACCGCGCGCGCGATGGCGTCGGGCGTACCGAGCGGCTGCGTGACGTAGATGTGTTGCACGACCCCGCCGCCGCCGCCCCCGCCCGGCGTGACGAACCCGGACGCGCCCGGCGTGAACAGTTCGGGCGCCTTGCCGCCGCCAATCAGGTAGGACGTGCCGGCCGTGACGGGGCCGCCGCTGTCGCGCGTCGACAGCGTGGGCGCGACGTCGATAAAGAACTGGCCGCGCGCGTATTGAGCGTCGGTGATGTCCTTATGCATTTGCACGACGTCGTGAAACTGGCTCACCCCCGCGATCATCTCGGCGGTGCCCGCCATCACGACGCCCTGGAACTGCTCGAACGATCCCTGGGCCGCTTTGAAATGTTGCTGATACGCGGTTCCGATCGTGTCGGCGGCACTGGTCGAGGTGTTCTTGACGGACTCGGTGACGGCGTTCTGCGCATTTTTCCACGTCTCACCGAGGGCAATTAGTTGGTCGGTCGAGGTTTTGCCATCGGTGGCGGCTTTTTCGTACGCGGTTTTCGCGGCGAGTTCGCGCTGCTTCAACCCATCGAGGACTGTGTTCGTGGTCGTTTTTACTTGCTGTTGGATCGCGTCCTGCGCCTGCGCGTCGGCGAGGTTCGCCTTCAGAAACGCGGCCTCACTCGCTTCGGCCGCCTGCTTCTTCTGGAACTCGGCGAGGACGCGATCGTTGGTCGCTTTCAACATCGCCTGGTCGATCACTTTGCGCTGATCGGCTTCGGCCTTCTCGAGGTCCGCGGTCGCGGTGAGCGCGGTGCTGTAGTCCTCGAGCGCGATCTTGACCGCCGCGACCTGTTGCGCGGTCACGCCGTACGCCTTCGCCAGGTCGCCCTGCGACACGCCCGCGGACAGGTAGTACTTGATCGCCTCGACGACGGTCCCGTCCAGCGTCTCGAGCGTGGTTTGCCAGCCGGTCGACGCGGCATTGATCGCGTCGGTCGCCTTCTGCCATTCCTTCAGGGCCTCGGCGTCCTTTTTCACTTGCGCTTCATGTTCCTTGAGCACGTCCTTCTGGGTGGTGAGCGCCTCGGTCGCCGTCACCACGTGGGGCGCGAGTTCCTTGACGGTGGCCGCGTGCGCGGCGGTCGTTTGTGCGACGAGCGTTTCGATCGGCGGGAGGGCGGTCGCCTTCAGCCCGAACGCCTCAAGCGCCGCGGATCCTTCGCGCCACGTGGCCGTCAACAGATTCATCGGGCTGATCACGGTCTTCACGGCATCGGGCAGCGAGTTGTACGTGCTCCGCAACGTCTCCAGCCACCCCACGAAGGTCGACAGGACCGGGATCAGTTCGGCGCCCATCGCGATCCCCAGCGCCTTGAAATGTTCGACGAGCGCGTTGACCTGGAACCCGAACGCCTCGGCATCCTTCGCCTGCTGCGCGGTGAAGGGTTCGATGTCGGCGGTCCGCCGCAGCCCCTCGTCGAGATCGTTGAGTGCGTGCGCAACGTCCCGATAGCCCTTGCCGAGGACCTCGGTGCCCGCGGCGGCGCGCGCGGACGGATCGGCGATCCCTTGCAGTCCCGCGGTCACGAGTTCGAGGTATTTATCCGGGCCGGCCGCTTTCAGGGCCTGCGTCGACAGGCCCATCGCGGTCAGGCCCTTCTGGAACGTCTCGCTGTTCTCGCCCATGCGCTGTTCGAGCTTGAACACGACGTCGGTGAGCTGGTTCAGATCGGCCCCGATGACGTGCGAGGCATTCGAGAGGCGCGAGAGCGCCGGCACGCTCATGCCGGTCTTGTCGGCCAGGTCATCGAACTTCGCGATCACCTCAGCCGAGTACGATCCCAGCTCAAAGAGCGCCGTCCCGAGCGCGACGACGCCCCCCGCCAAGCCCACGGCCGCCACGCCGACCCCGCCCAGCGATTCGGCGAACTGCCCCGCGACCTGGGTCGCGGTGCCCATCGGATCGCTGATCGTGGACTGGATGTTGACGCCCTCGCCGATCTTCGAGAGCTTCGCCGCGGCGGTGTCGGCGCCCGTCTCCATCCCCTTGACGGCGGCGGTCGCCTTCGCGGCCTCGCTGGTGAAGGCACTGAAATCCGCGAGCAGCGTGCCGGTCAGGGCCATTAGTCGGCCTGGCTCGCGTTCAGGTGATCGACGAGCACGTCATAGACGGCGCGCGGGAGCGCGTCCACCCACTCGTAGCGCCAGCCCCCCATCGCGCGGCAGATGTTCATGGTTGAGAGGACGCGAGTTCTAAACTGGGTGTCTTTTTTTTTGCGTCGAGCGCCGCGGTCTCGGCGGCCTCGTGTTTGTCGAGCGCCGCGGAGATCTCGCGCATCCGCGGCACCTTCAGACTCTTCAGCGTCGACCGGCGCACCTCTTCGGGGTCATCGAAGTCGTAGGCGAGCGGCTGCCCGTCGACGCCGCAGATCGACCACCCGACGAGATACGCCAGCGCCTTGGCGAACGGCTTGCGGTCGGCCATCGCCGACAGCATCTCGAGGTACTGGCCGGCGTTCAGTTCCTTCTGCACGTCGAGATAGTGCCCGTCCGACAACGGCAGTCGGACGATTTCCGGCGCGACGACCCACGATTCACCCATAGGGTTACTTCACCAGTGCCTGCGGCGGCCCGAGCGTCGCCGTCAGCGACGCCTCGGACCGCGTCAGGGTTTTGATCGGCCACCGCCACTCGCCTTTCGCGTGCTTCGCGGTGAAGACGAGCGGCGTCTGCGCCATCTTGAACGCATCGGCCAGGACCACCGTCGCCGTCAGCGTCCAGGCGGTCAGCGTCTTGTCCGTCGGGGTGACCGTGTAGCCGTGAATGGCCGCGGCGGTGTAGTGCCCCCACTTGATCGACCCGATGACGCCCGACAGCACGACGCACCTCGCTTTATGGATGCGTCCACGGGCCCGAGGCCACGAACGCGCCGCTGATGGACACCGCGCCATTGGCGGGGCACGAGATCTTGCCGTCGAGCAAGCCGCGGCCCGAGAAGTGCGGTGGCGTGGTGCCCAGGCTCGTCGGGTACAACTCCAGGTACGGCGCGACCGTGCCGAAAATCACCTGGAAAATCACCAGGCCGTCCACCGGGTCGTACATGCCGCCGAACGTGCCCTTCAAATCAGGGAGACCGACCACGTAGACCTGGTTCGTGTCACCAAAACAGGTGACTTTGACCTGATCTTTCGCCATGTCGAGATCCCATTTGTCGAGCGAGGCCACGAGGACCGCGCCCACCCCGCCGACCCCGGTCGGGTCCATTTTGATCTGTCCGCTCTTGCCGTGAATGCGATCGATCGCTGCCATAGCGTGGTCCTCGAGTTTCCGGGTTACGTGACGAGCGGGGCGACCATCACGTGCAGGTGGCCGCCGCAGCGGTTCCAGCGAATCGACGGATCGATGTCGTCGACTTCGACGGTCTCGATCTCCTCCTCGAACTGCGTGAGCATTGCGCCGTAGCCCGTCAGCGACAGGTCGGCGTCGGTCAGCAGGGTCGTCATGCGCGCGAACGCGCTCTCGACGTCGGCGCCACTGGTCATCAGCGCCCGCGCCTCGACCAGATACACCGACTCCTTGTAGGCGGGCCCGCCGAAGATCGGGACCTCGGCCGACGAGACGAGCGAGACGATCCCGAACCGTTGCGACCCGGGCGGCGCCTCGGCGAACCACACGCCGTCGGTGAGGATCAGGCGCAACGCGGCATCCTGTTGCAGCACTTGCAGGATCGCGATCGTGACGGTCGAGACATTAAGCAGTGCCATGGACCGTGAGCCCCATGTCCTCGAGCACCCGCGGGATCGGGCCGCTATACAGGCCGCGGCGCCAGCGCATCATCGTGGCGGAGAACAGCGGGTTCGCAGGCATCGACCCGCGGTTCGCGCCGATCGCAATATGGCGCGCCTGGCTGCCGCGCTCGAACACCGCCGCGTGCCGCGACGTGTTGATCACGACCGCTTCCGTGCGCGTGGCGTCCGTGTGCACGATGACCGCGAGGTGATTCTTGAGATCGCCGGTGCGCGTCGGATACCCGCTGAAGATCGCGGTCTTGGCCGCCTGCGCGGCGGCCTCGACCTCGGGCGCCGCGTCCGTGGTGAGATCGCGCGCGAGCGTGGCGAACTGATCGACGAGCTCGGTGATGCCGTCCCACTTGAACCACACCGACTGCCCGCCCGGCCCGCTCATTCGACGATCTCCGCGCAGACCAGGTGCAGTTGCACGTGCCGTTCTTCGTAATCGAAGATCCCGAGCACCGACAGGCTGCGCCCGTCGTACACAAACCGCGCTTTCGTCGTCAGGCCCGTGCGAAACGGGATCGTCACGATATGCGTCGCCATCGACAGCACGGTGCCCGCGGTGATTTGCTCGAGCGAGGCCTGCGAGGCCGGCGTGATGCGCGCAAACGCCGGCGGCGGGAGATCGATCCACGACTCGACCCAGCCGGTCCCGTCGGGCACGGGCGGCCCGGGCCGCTGGAACAGGCCCTGGTGCAGCCGCTGGCCGCTCGAGATATACGCGGTGGCGGTCGGGCTCATGCGATCCCCGGGTCGTGATACGCGCGCAACAGTTCGCGGACCTGCACGCCGAACTCCTCGCCGGGTTCGCGCGGCGGGCCCTGGGCCTCATCCCCGCGGAACCGATACAGCTCGCCGGTCTGCACCAGAATCGCGGCGATGACGACGAGCGGCACGGTCGTCGCGTCGGTCCACGTCTCGACGACGGCCTTGGATCGCGGCGTCGTGCTGCACCAGCCGACAATGTGCGCCTCGGCCTGGTCGGCCATCGCCTGCACGTCGACGTCATCCGCGGTGGACGTGATCCGTAACCGCGCTTTCACTTGGTCGAGGGTGACAAACGTGCTCACCGCCGCCTCGTGTCGTCGTAGACCTGTTGCCAGTCCTTGCCCTTGGGCCCTTCGGGACCGGGCCCGCCGTCCTTGCCGTCCTTGCCGTCGCGCCCGCGTTTGACTTTCAGCGTCCACGCCTTCGACCCGTCGCCCGGCTTGGTCGTCGTCGCCGCGGAGCAGTGCCACTCCGAGCCGGCCCACGTCACGCCGTCGCCGGGCTCGTACGCTTTCCCCTCGAGCCAGACGCCACGGTAGAGATCGATCGCGAAGGACGCGGTGCCAATCTCCTTGACGACATCGCCGCGCGTGGCCGTGATGGTGAACGACCGATCGTCGGCCTGCGTCACGCCGAGATCGTCGAACCCGAGCCCGTCCACGCCGTCCTTGCCGGCCGGGCCAGGCGGTCCCGGGACCGGCGGGCGCGCCTCGAGGCCGGCGAGCCGTTCGCGCATCGTGCCGATCTCGGTGGTGGCGGTGACGACGCCCGCGAGCTGGACGTCGAGCTTCTGCACACGCAGCCCGACCTCGCCGAGCGCGGTCTTGACGTAGTCGCGCACGACCGGCGCGATCCCTTCGACGATGGCGGCGATCTCGTCCTGCGTCATGCGGCCACGTCCAGGGCTTTGGCGAGCAGATGGCGCACGCTGGCCGCGACCTGGTCGGGCGCCACCTGGCCCGCGCCCGCAGGCGCGGCCATCGGCGCCGGCGTGGGTTTGCTAAACGGATCACTCGCATCGCGCTGCGCCAGTGCCTTGAGCGAGAACATCTGCTGCTGCATGTACGGCGTGTCGCCGCCCTCGACGGGCCCGAGCCCGAAGTACCGCTCGCGCGCTTCGTCGGGCGACATGGCCCCGGCGCCGATCGCGTCGGCCGCGGCCTTCGTCTTGGTCGCCGTGTCCATCCAGATCAAATCGTCGATGTCGAGTTCGGTGCCGTACTGCGTGCCGCCGGTCGCGGGCGTCAGGCCGAGGCCCTCGTCGAGCGCGTTCTCAAAATTCGTGATCAGCGACTGCAGACAGAGCGAGTGGTACATCTGCCACAGCGACTCGAGCGAGACGCCGCGCGGGAGTTCGCCGACGCCGATCAGGAACGACGGCACGTGGAAGACGCTGCAGATCGTGCCGGCCGTCCACCCGAGTTGCTGGATTAATTGCGCGTCGACCGCGTTCATCGACAGCTGCGTGTACTTGATGTCGGCGGTGATGACGGCGACGCGGCCCGCGTTCCCGGGGCCGTTGAACGTTTCCCAATCGGTCTTGGCCTGGGCGAGCTGGTCGGGCGTCATGCCGGCCGGCGCGGTGATCAACCCGCTCGGGCGGCTGCCATTGGTGAAGAACGCGCTCGAGGTCGCCTGGATCGCGAGGCCTTGCAGCGCCGCGGTCGCGCACGCATAGATCGGCGACATGCCCACGAGCGGGTGGAACAGGCACACCATGCGGTCGTGGATGATCTCGCTCGCCGGCAGGATGACCTGACCGGGGTCGCCCGCGAGCGCCAGGCTGCCCGACAGGTTGTCGTGTTGCAGTTGGTAGTACACCCCGCCATCGGGCGCGACGAGCGGCATCACGCGCAGCGGGTCGAGCACGTAGAGCGCCACGACGACGCCGCGCGCGTCGCGCTCTTTCAGCACGTACGTGTTGCCCCACATCAGTTTCGACGTGATCCACTGCTCGACGAATTTGGTCGTGGTCTGGTAGCGGTTCGGTTTGCGCAGGACGGGCGAGAACGCCGGCGAGGACGTCTCCTCCCACATCTCGTCGTCGTTCTCCTCGACCAGGCGCAGCGTGAGTTTGCCGATGTCCTGCGCGATGAGGGTGACGCACGCGAACACGGGCGCGTACTGCAGGACCTGATCGCGGCGGCCTTCGACGTTGACCTGCCACGCACCGGCGTACGGTTCACGGACGACGAGCGGATACCACCCGCCACCCGTCACCGCGCCGGGACTGTAGGGCGCCGACAGGGCTTTCGCCGTGAGTTCGAGGCCCCGGCCGAACAGGTGCAGGCGAACCGTCGCCATCAGCGCGCCGCGGTGACCGTGAACGTCAACGCATTGCTCGCGCCGACCGTCACGGCGAGGTCACCCGCTGCCGCGACCGCGTCGATCGCCGCCGTGAGCTCGGTGGCTGAGACGAACGTCGTCGCAACGGCCGCGCCGTTCCAGGTCACGACGTCGGCCGCAACGAACCCGGTGCCCGCGACTTGCACGGTGAACGGGGCCGCGCCGACGATGGCCGTCGCGGGCGTCAGGCTCGTGAGGACCGGCGCGGTCCCGCCGCCGGTCCCGGCATCCGTCCAGCCGGCGATCGAGACGAACCCGTTCGCCCACATCGTTTCGGCCAGGGCGCGGTCCGTCACCGCGTACGTCTCGCCTTCCGCGTGCGCCTGTTCGTTCTCGGTGTGATACGTGCGCGCCGTCATATCGATCGACTCACCGGCCGTGCGCGCGTCGCCGGCCTTGGTTCGAGCGTCACCGGCCATGTTTGGATCCTTTCGCGACCCGGGCGGGTTCGAGGGGTGCGGGCGTCACGACCGCAAACTTCGCGACCGTGAGCGCCTCAACGTGGTCGGGGTCGACGAGAATCGTGTCGCCGGCGCGCGGGTACTGGCCATCCCAGTACCCGTCACGCTGGACGATCATCGGAATGCGGGCGTCGGCCATGTCTAGGCCGAGTAGGTCGCGACCGTGTATTGGACGCAGCCCGTTCTCGCTTTTTTCCAATTGATAAAGCGTTCCGCGCGGAGCCCGACGAGGTTGTTCTGCCAGAGCGAGGTCAGGATCGTCGTCGCCGCCGGCGGACTGTCGAGCACGGTATCCATCTGCACCGACGCTTCGCGGCTGACGTCGATCGTCACGCCGCCGTCATCGGCATAGAGCACCTGGTTGGGCTGAATCAACGCGACCGTCGTGCCGGCGACCTGCGAGGTGATCGCCGTGTAGCCCATGATCGTGCCGCCCTGCTGCGACATGGCCGGGAATAGCGGCTGCCCGAGCGGGTTGAGCGCGTTGGTGAACGCGAGCGCGTTGGTTTCCGACAGCACGAGCACGGCGCCGGCCGTCGAGATGTTCAGGGCCGTCATGGCGTTCGCCATCGCCGCCACGTCGGTGCGCGCGTTGGCCGGCGTGGCGCCCGCCGTGGTGATCGGCGTCACGCCGTTCGTCACGGACCCGGGTGCGACACCCGCGACCGCGGCGACCGCTGGGTCGATGAACTGCTGATCGAGGTACGCGGCGATCCCGGCCACCATGTCGCGCCGGATGACCTCCTCGGCCGACGGCGTCGAGGTGCGCGCGAGCTCCTCGGTGATCACGATGATGCCGGCGCACTTGGTGATCCCGAGCGTGATGGTCGCGAAGGCGAGCTTCCCGACCGGCTTGGGCGCACCCTGGCCGACCCACTGGTACGTGCCGCCGCCGGTCTGGCTGGCGACCGACACGTTGAACGGCACCTGCACGAACCCGGGCACCTTGCCGAGAATCGTCGCGGGCCGGAGCAGCGCGAGGAACTCGTCGGTCAGCGGTTTCATCGGGGCGAGTGGACCGGCCCACGTCGCATCGGTGGTCGTGCCGGCGGCCACGGCGGCCTTGAGCACGAGTTCCACTTCCGGCGTCGAATCCTGCCAGCGTTTCGCGTACTCGACCGCCTGCATCGTCGAGCCGCGCGAGACCGCGAGCGCCTGGCAGTAGCGGATAAACGCGGTGCCTGGTGCGACGTTGGCTTTGACCGAGATGATCGGCACGCCGCGGCGCTGGAGACTGGCTTGCTCCGGCGTCGCCGCCGTAATCGGCGTCGCCTTCGTCACCGCCGTCGCCTCGAGGGCCTTGAGGCGCACGAGATGCGCGTCGATCGCCTTCAGCTCGGCGGCGAGGCCGTCGTATTCGTCGGTCTCGGTCTGGTCGAGCGTCGCGCCCGCCTCGGCCGACTTGGTCATGATCGCAGACATGCGCGCGTGTTTCGCGGCGCGGCTGTTGTCAAAACTCGTGATCTGTTCGTTGATCGTTTTCTGTTCCATGGGGCGCGCGTCCTTGTCGACGCGCACGATTGGGAGGATGTCCCTGTCGCGGGACGCATGACGGCCAGACGCGGCCAGGTCGAGTTCCTTGATCGTGTGAATGGTCGCGTCGGCATTCGCCGGAATCGCGACGAGCGAGAGTTCGAGGACTTCGGTTTTCAGGAACCGGAACCCGCCCGTGTCCTTGTTGAACGCTTCCTCGATCGAGCGGAACCCGATCGAGACGCCGGCCAGGAGCCCGGCCTTGAGGCTCTGCCACGCTTCCTCGACGCGGTCGCGCAGCGGGCCGGGGTCGCCGATGGTCGGGAGCGTGGCCGTGAACGCGAGCCCGTCCGCCGTGGGTTTCTTGAACGTGACGTGGCCGACCGGCTTCTTCGCGTCGTGATACAGCAGCAGTGGGAGCGGATTTTTGTAGGTGACCCCTAATGGTTCGACGATGTCGCCCATGCGATCGGGTTCCGGCGTCGAGGCGATACCGGTGATCGTGCGTTGATGGGGATCGACACCCTTGATCGTCAGCAGCGCGTACGCGCGTGTCAGGGGCACGCGCGATAGTGTGCGGTCAGCTCAGCGTTTTGTTCCCCGAAACACCCGGCGATCGCGGTAGTCGCCGACAAATTCGTCGACCGCCTCGCGCACGACCGTGGACAGGCGTTGCCCGTTTTCGTCGGCCACCCGTCGCAGTTCGAGGTGTTGCGCCGGCGTACAGCGCACGCGGATCGAACTCGTGGCCGGGACATCGTGGAGCGGCGGGCGTCCGGTCGGCCGTTTCGTCATGGTGTCCCTTTCATCCCAGCACGACCATCTGATAGGCCGGCGCGGCGGGTTTCACGATGCGGCGGGCGTTCGCCATCACGAGCGCGACGGCGCCGTCGATCTTGTCCTTGGCCGCCTCTTTATCGAGCCGCACTTCCTGGTTGCGGCCCTGGCGCAGGACCGCGTTGTCCATCATCCACGTCAGGATCAGGTGCGACCCGTGCACGATCGTCGTATCCGCGATCAGTTTCGCCACGTTCTTGATCGCTTCATTCAACGCAAACCCTTGCGGCGTGTCGATCATCGTGAGGCCGGCGCCCTGCAAGTGCAGCGCGAGCTGGTGCGCAAACCGTTTGTCGTACCCGATCTCGCGCACACCGTCGCGCCGCGCGTCCTCCAGAATCGCGTCTTCGATCCGATCGGGATCGGTCGTATCGCCGTCGGTGATCTCGAGCAGGCCGGCGCGTTCCCATTCGACGTACGGCCGATGGGGATAGCGCGCGAGCGCGGCGCGCGGCAGCCAGAACCGCGCTTTGACGGCGACCGACCCGTCGGCGAGTTCCCAGAGGCGCACCCAGGCCGCGAAGTCATCGGTCTGCCCGAGGTCCAGACCGCCCCAACACGGCGCGCCGATTAACGCCGCCTCCGGCACCGGCCGCTGCCCGCTCTCGTGCCACTTCGCCATGTTCCACGCCGACGTGTGCGTACTCGTCCAGACGCAGAAGTTGAACCGCAGGAGATCCGAGACGGCATCCGCCCGGCCCTTGGCCTGCTGCACGAGCTCGCGCAGGTACTGCCACGACAGCGACACCCCGAGGTTCGGATTGGCTTTCAGCCAATGCGGCCCCTCGGTGCGCCAGTCGTCGCACGTCAGGCACTCGGGATCGGGGAACTGCCGACCCTTGTCGAGGCAGGCGGCACACGGATCGAGCCCGCACACGTACGCGAACCAATGCTCGTCGGGGATCGTGCCCTCGAGCACCTGGCGCGAATACTCGTGGTCGTGCCAACACACCGACGTGCGGTCGTACCCGCTGTTGGTGGTCCGCATCACCAGCGCATTGCGGCGGCCCTTGGTGCCGCGGCGCATTTTCGAGACGACCGTCGCCGTCGGATGTTCGTGTTCCTCGTCGATGAGGCACCCGTGCACGCGCTTGCCGTCGAGCCCGCGTTTCTCCGACGAGATCGGCCGCAAGTACGACCCCGTCTCAAGCACGGCCAGGTTGTTGACTTTCTGATCGATGCGGGCACGCAGATGCGGCGAGGCCTGCACCATTTTTTCGGCGTCGGCAAATGCCAACTTCGCCTGATCCTTCCCGACGGCGGCAAAGTAGACCTGGGCGCCGCGTTCGTCGTCGGCCGCGAGCAGATACAACATCAGGCCGGCGCCGAGCGGCGTCTTCCCGCTGCCCTTCGCCGTTTCGATGAACGCGTCCCGAAACCGCCGATAGCCGCTCGTGGTGTACCAGCCGAGCAGCGATCCGACGATGAACTGTTGCCACGGCTGCAAGCGGAACGGCGACCCGTCGACGGGCACCGCGTCGCCGATCATGTCCTCGGCGGCGGTCTCCTCGGGCAGGCACAGGATCTGCGCGAAGAACGCGATCCCGCGTTCCGCCTCGGCGGGGGTCCACACGAGGCCCGGCGTCTCGAGGTCACGGAGATGTCTCGCACACGCCAGCCGCACGAGCCGGCCAGCGACCAGGCGGCCCGCGAGGACGGCGTGCGCGTAGGCGGTGACCGAATCCATCAGCCCCGCCGATGGAAGAACTGGTCGAGCGGATTGGCCGCCGGCGCCGCCTCGAGCAGCATCGGTTTTCCGAACGGGCGCAGGGTGAAGGCCGCCAGCTCGGCATCGACGCGGGCAATGAGGCCCCGATGATTCGTCCCGCCGCGCGTCTCGGGGTCCTGCGCCAATGCCCGCTCGAGCACGACGTTACAGCACAGGACCCGAAAGGCCAGGGCCGTCGCGGGCAGCAGCGTCCGCGCCTGCAGGGCATGGGGCGCCAACTGGTCCCAGACGGCACGGGTCTCGGAGGTCAGGTCGACCGGTACCTCAACCGGGGCGATCGGGGCGACCATCGGCACGGCACCCGCGCCTGGCCCCTCGAGCACCCGACCCCGATGTCCCGGGTTGCCCGTGAGAGCCCGTTGCAGGGCCGACGTTGGCTTCCTACCGCTTCCGAGTCGTGGGCCGCCCTTAGGCATGGGATCCTCCGCGTTCGTGCGTTGTATGAAAACGTCTGATTTTCTAGGGCCATCCTAGGGCACTGAAACCGCGCCCAAAGACGGTCGGG